ACTTTTTGAGGACAGTGGAATAGGAGACGATGAAGCTTCAAATTCTAACCAGGTAGAAATTGAAAATGGCGCACCGGATGGCGCCTCTTTAAAAACAGCATGCCAAGAAATTTTGCTTTGCAAAAATAGCCGAGCAAAATTGCTGGCAAAATTTGAAGAATTCTATGGGGTAACATTCAGTGAAATCACCCGTAAATTTAAAAGTGATAAAACAATGTGTGAAAATTGGATTGTAGCTGTATTTGCGACTGCATGTGAAGTGTTAGAGGGATCTAAACAATTGTTACAGCAATATTGTAATTATGTACAATTAATAGAATATACATTTTCTGGGTTATATTTATTGCAATTTAAACACTCCAAAAACAGAGATACTGTATTGAAATTATTTTGCAAATTACTAAATATTCAGTCTGTTCAAATCCTTTGCGAACCACCCAAAATTCGTAGTGTACCCACCGCTCTATATTTTTATAAGCAGAATATGACAGGAAAAGCCTATGTATTTGGAATGTTACCTGATTGGATCTCAAAACAAACTCAGGTAAATCACCAATTGGCATCACAGCCAGAAACATTTGAACTCAGCAAAATGGTTCAGTGGGCATATGATAACCAAATGATAGATGAACCATCTATTGCTTATTATTATGCCCTAATGGCAAATGAAGATGCTAATGCTGCAGCATTTTTAAAAAGTAACAATCAAGTAAGGTATGTGAGAGACTGTTGTTCTATGGTGAGATTGTATTTGAGACAAGAAATGCGAAATATGTCTATGACACAGTGGATATTTAAATGTTGTGATGATTGTGAAGGAGAAGATAATTGGAAGGTTATTATAAACTTCTTAAAATTTCAAAGGATAAATGTTGTTGAATTTTTATGTGCCTTACGACTGTTCTTTAAAAAAATACCTAAAAAACAATGTATATTAATATATGGGGAACCAGACACAGGCAAATCATACTTTTGTTTCTCATTAATTAGATTCCTAAAAGGAAAGGTTGTTTCTTATTTAAATAAGCAGTCAAATTTCTGGTTGCAACCTTTGTTAGATAGTAAAATAGGATTTTTGGATGATGCTACATATGCTTGCTGGTTGTATATAGATGTGAATATGAGAAATGCCTTAGATGGCAACACTATGTGTGTAGATCAAAAGCACAAAGCTCCACAGCAATATAGTTTACCACCTTTTTTTGTTACAAGTAATGTGAATATCATGGCAGATGATAATTTAAGATATCTGCACAGTAGAATAGTTGCATTTGAATTTCCCAATAAGTTGCCATTAGATGCTGACGGTAATCCTGTGTACAAATTTACAGATCAAGCGTGGAAAGCGTTTTTCCTTAAACTACAGACTCAATTAGACCTTCAACAGGAAGAAAATGAACCAGAGCGACATGACAAAGCGTTTAGATGCACTGCAAGCCCAGTTAATGACTCTCTATGAAAAAGGGCCTACTGATCTAGCCTCACAAATTCGACATTTCCAATTACTAAGAAAGGAAAGTGTTTTGGAATATTATGCTAGAAAAGAAGGCTATGAAAATTTAGGATTACATCATCTTCCAGTTTTAAAAGTATCAGAGCATAACGCTAAACAAGCTATTAAAATGATACTTTATTTAGAAAGTTTGAATAAATCACCTTATGCAAAAGAAGAGTGGACATTGGCGGACACTAGTGCTGATCGCTTCTTATCACCTCCCAAATACTGCTTTAAGAAAGGCAGTTATGAAGTAGAGGTATGGTTTGACAATGACCCCAAAAATGCATTTCCATATATTAATTGGAGATGGATTTATTATCAGGATTCCAATGAACAGTGGCATAAAGTACCAGGAAAAACTGATTATAATGGATTGTACTTTGTTGAACATGATGGTACACAAACATACTTTTTGTTATTTGAGAGAGATGCTCACAGATATGGCAACTCAGGAGAATGGACTGTTAATGTTTCAAATGAACAAATTTTTCCTCCCTCTTCTACTAGCTCTTCTCGGCGGCATTTACCTGACTCCCCCGAGGTCAACAGGGGGGCTTCCACCTCCCACGCCTCGCCCCAAGAGGAAATCAGAGGAAGACAGGTTCAACCGCCGCCGACAAGCCCTAGCACTACCACGGGATCACCAAGAAGACGACGACGACGACGAGAAGGAGAATCGCCCCCCACCAAAAGACGACGAGGAGCTAAAAGAGACGGAGGATCTAGTGCAATATCTCCTGAGGCAGTTGGAGAAAGCCATCACACAGTACGAGCAACAAATCTTACAAGAGTTGAAAGACTTAAGGCTGAAGCTCGGGATCCGCCACTAATAATAATCAGAGGTCTTGCTAACAACCTTAAGTGTTGGAGGTATAGATATGCTAAAAGAAATGTTAAAAATTTTATTGTAATGTCTTCAGTGTTTAATTGGATAACAAATGATGCTGACCTTGATGGTGGCCGCATTCTAGTATCCTTCGCCAGTGTATCACAAAGGACACTATTTTTAAAAGATTTAACTTTGCCACCAGGAATGTCATACTCTTTAGGGAATCTTGAAAAATTGTAACATGTATCGTTCTAGTAGACGTAAAAGAGCTTCTGTACAAGATATATACAGGTCATGTATACAGGGTGGTGATTGTCCTACTGATGTACGTAATAAAGTAGAGCAAACAACATGGGCTGACACTTTATTAAAAATATTTAGCAGTATAATATATTTGGGAAATTTGGGTATAGGTACTGGACGAGGAGGGGGTGGATCTATGGGATATAGACCAATAAATGCTCAAACACCTAGAGGAGATACAGTACCTGTTCCACCAAGGCCAACTATACCAACTGTAGATGTGATAGGACCACAAGATGTGTTACCTATTGCATCTGAGGCTCCTGCTATTATTCCTCTTGAAGAGGGGATACCAGAAACAGGTATTATAGACACTCCAAGTGGGGGTCCTGGTTTGGATGCTGATGCTATCCAGGTAACAACAGCTATAGATACAGTCTCAGAAGTGACAGGTGTCGGGGAGCATCCAAATATATTTGGTGAGTCTGGAGAAGCGGCTCAAATAGATGTGCAGCTATCACCACCGCCACCGAAACGTATTGCTCTAGACCCCAGTGTTACTGATAACATTTCCGTTGTTGAGGTCAGGCATTCACATATAGATCCTAATATTAATGTATTTGTTGATGCTCAGTTTGATGCAATTAATATTGGACATCCAGAAGAAATAGAATTGCAAGAAATCAATTTAAGAGAAGAGTTTGAAATAGATCAGGGCCCTTTAAGAAGTACTCCTTTATCATCTCGCGCTATCTCTAGAGCTCGAGATCTTTATCATCGTTTTGTACAACAGGCTCCAACTAGTACAGCTGACTTTGTTGGTTTTTCTTCCCGCCCAAATACTTTTGAATTTGAAAATCCCGCCTTTGATGACGCTATTGCAGAGGAGTTTGAAAATGACATTCAGCAAATTCAAACTGAGGCAGGAGTTGTTCGTTTTGTTGGGTCACCCAAGCTTAGTGAGACAGCAAACAACACAGTCAGGATTAGTAGGCTAGCTCAGAAACCTGGAATGACAACTCGCAGTGGTTTACAAATAGGTCAACGAATCCATTTTTATTATGATCTCAGCCCTATACAACAAGATGCTATTGAACTACTACCTAGAGGTGAATACAGCCATGAGTCTACTATAGTTGATGCTTTAACGACCTCTAGCTTTATAAATCCTTTTGAAAATGCAATTAATGGGTTTCCAGAAGATATGTTGTTGGATACATTAGAGGAGAATTTTACAGACAGTCAACTGGTTGTGATTGGAGGTAACAGAGATGATATAGAAATGCCACATCCAGCTACAGCTTTTACATTGTCAGTTCCTGTTGCAGATATTAACACATCATATATAATTGAACATTCTACTATACATCCAACAGCACTCAATATTCCTAGCACAACTATTGCGCCCATTGAACCGGGCTTTGCATTTGATGTTAACTTAAACACTTTTGATATACATCCATCTTTAATACGCAGGAAACGAAAACGGTCTCTGCTTTAATTTTACAGATGGCCACTTGGAGTCCGAACACTGGAAGATTATATTTACCACCTGCAAAGCCTGTGGCTCGTGTTTTATCAACAGATGAATACATTGTGCCTACTAATATATACTTTCATGCCAGTACAGACAGATTGCTTACTGTTGGACATCCATATTTTGATGTGGCTGGTGCTGGAGACACTATTGATGTGCCAAAGGTTTCTGCAAATCAATATCGAGTGCTACGGTTGCTTTTACCAGACCCTAACCAGTTTGCACTTATAGACAAATCTATTTATAATCCAGAAAGGGAAAGATTAGTATGGCGATTGCAGGGCATTGAGATTGATAGAGGTGGCCCTTTAGGTGTTGGTAGCACTGGTCATCCACTATTTGATAGGTTTATGGATACCGAAAACTCGAACAGGTACCCTAATTTAGGTCAATCGGGAAAGGATAATAGACAGAATAATTCATTTGATCCCAAACAAAATCAGATATTTATTGTAGGTTGCAGCCCTGCTATTGGGCAGCATTGGGATGTCGCAGAACCATGTAATCCTCCTTTGGAAAAAGGCAAATGTCCACCTATTAAGTTGGTGCATTCCACCATACAAGATGGTGATATGTCTGACATAGGTTTGGGAGCTGTGAATTTTTCATCCTTTTCTGAAAGCCGCGCAGATGCTCCTTTAGAGGTTATAAATTCTACATGTAAATGGCCTGACTTTATACAAATGACAAAAGAAGTATATGGTGATAAATGTTTCTTTTATGGCCGTAGGGAGCAGTTATATGCTAGGCATTTTTTTTGTAAAGATGGAGTAGTTGGGGACAGTATTCCTGAAGGTAATGAACCTAATGAACATGGACGTTTCTTTTACCCAGCTGCAGACAGCAGTCCCCCATACACTGGTATTGCCCCATCCACATACTACACTACTCCCAGTGGCTCTCTTGTTAGCAGTGAGTCTCAAATATTTAACAGGCCTTTTTGGATTCACAAGGCTCAGGGTAATAACAATGGTATTGCATGGGGTAACAATCTTTTCGTTACCATTTTGGATAATACCAGAAACACTAATTTTGTGTTGTCTGTCTATAAAGAGGATACACCAATTAACATGAATTACAAATATGATGCCAGTAATTTCAGACACTTTATGAGGCATACAGAGGAATATGAATTGGAAATAGTAATGCAACTTTGCAAGGTACCTCTTGATGCAGACGTGTTGGCTCATATTAATGCTATGAACTCTCGCATATTAGAGGATTGGCAGTTATCTTTTATACCAGCACCTCCTCAAGGTTTGGAAGACACATACAGATTTATTCAGTCATTGGCAACCATGTGTCCAGCTGATGTGCCTAAAAGGACACCAGAGGATCCTTACAAAGGGTTAACATTTTGGAATGTAGACTTAACAGATAAATTTACTTCAGAATTGGACCAAACCCCTTTGGGGAAAAAGTTTCTTTACCAAATGGGCCTACTAAATGGTTCTCGCAAGCGTGTCAGGGATACTTATAGTCCTTCTACTCCATCTACCTCAACTAAACGTAGGTCAACCAAACGTCGACGTTTAACAACTCGTGTGGGCTCTTAATGACCACATATTTGTGAATGACACACTGTGATGGAATATACTGTGAAATAATCCTGTAAACATTTCATTAAATATGTTTTTGAATATTACTCATGTGTTGTGGTTTATAAAGCGGGTCTCCGTTTCGCCTACTGTCAGTTGTATGGTGAGACCAAATTGCTGCTGTATTCCACGGGTGGCGCGACCGATAACGGTGAGTTTAAACAGTACGGAGCAACCGAAAGTGGTCTTTCTGTGTGTGCGACCGTAAACGGTTTTTCGAGTGCATGTAAAGTTCAAAGACCGGTAGAGGTCGCCCTGTGCTTCGCGCCTTTTTCTGCAACCGAATACGGTTGCTTGTATAGCTTCAGGCTTCTGAGTCACACATAACTTCTACTTGTACCTGGCTGTTGGCCTTTGCACAGGAGTGGTTAGAATATTATATTATCAATGGTTGTTGTTAACAACCATTCCTAAAGCCAAATTCCTCAACCGGGAACGGTCTATATATTTGTGAGGCTCAGCAGAATTTTATTTCAGATGGAGACCTCCGCATTTCCAACTACCCTTGATGGTTATTGCTCGCACTTTGAGATTCCATTCTTTGACCTAAAGCTTATGTGTGTTTTCTGCAAGCAATATGTGAAGTTAACGGAGTTAGCCTCGTTTCATGAGAAAAAGCTAAGATTGGTATGGAAGGATTTGATTTGTTATGCATGTTGCGAAAGCTGTCTTTGTTTAAGTGCAAAATATGAATCAGAAAATTATTTACAATGCACTTGCAAAGTACAGGATTTGCATGCTTTATTAGAAAGGCCTTTGAGTGAGGTTATCATTCGGTGTTATTTTTGTTATGACTTGCTTGACCTAGCTTCAAAATATGATTTGGTTGCAAGAAATTATGTAGCTTGTTTAGTCAGAGGCCACTGGAGAGCACCTTGCAGAAAGTGCATCAGAAAAGAATTTTGGTTATAAAAATGATGGGAGAACGACCAACGCTGAAAGACATTATTTTAGAAGAACAATTAGATGATTTGGTGATGCCAGCACATCTATTGTGTGAAGAATCTTTGTCACCGGACGACACCCCAGAGGAGGAGTCATTGTCACCTTACCAGGTCGATAGCCTCTGTAAAGCTTGTAACAAACGAGTAAGGCTTTTCGTAGTAGCTACACCTGGAGCAATTTACTTGCTGGAGCAGCTGCTTTGCAACAATCTGTCCATTGTGTGCCCGGTCTGTTCCAGGTCCAATTTGCACCATGGCAGATCATAAAGGTACTGTGTCTGTAGAGTCTATGGATGAGGATGCGTGGTTTGTAGTTAACGAAGCTGACTGTGATGATAGTTTAAATACATTCGATGAATTATTTGATGAAAGTACTGTTGGGTCTGACATTTCAAATCTAATAGACGATGCTGTGGATGAATGTGATCAGGGAAATTCCCTTGCACTGTTTAACTCTCAAGTTACAGAGGAATGTGAGAGAGCAATAACTCAGTTAAAACGAAAGTATGTGAAAAGTCCTTCGCAGCCGTCTGTGGCGGCACTTAGTCCTCGTTTGGAAGCTATAAGAATTTCACCAGAAAAAAGGTCCAGCAGCAGCAAAAGAAAACTTTTTGAGGACAGTGGAATAGGAGACGATGAAGCTTCAAATTCTAACCAGGTAGAAATTGAAAATGGCGCACCGGATGGCGCCTCTTTAAAAACAGCATGCCAAGAAATTTTGCTTTGCAAAAATAGCCGAGCAAAATT